TTCGGTAAGACAGCGGAAGCCTGTGCCAACAATCTTGGTAAAGGACGATTGGTAGCAGTCTCAGGCAGGATACAGACCAGAAGCTACGAAGGGCAAAACGGAAAACGGCATGTAACAGAAATTATAGCCGACGAAGTGCAATTCCTGGACAGGCCCAAAAGCGACGCATCCGAAGAAGGGCAAGAATATCCCGAAGAAGCACCGTTTTAAGGAGGGTTGATTATGTGGCTGTGGGTAATCATGAGCTTTTATGTGAGCTTCTTTTTCGGCCTGTTCATAATAGCCTTGCTGAAAGCGGGAGGCGAGGACTAATTGCTGATTGAAAACACAATTTTTGGTATGCGAGATAAAGTCAAAATAGCCATAGAAAGGCTAAAAGAATACGAACCTCCTGAAGGCTACTATCTAGCCTTTAGCGGCGGCAAGGATTCGCAAACAGTATACGAACTTGCCAAAATAGCCGGAGTGAAATTCGATGCACACATGAACCTGACCAGCGTGGACCCGCCGGAAGTAATCGAATTCGTGAAGAAAAATTATCCCGAGGTTGAACTGCACAGGCCGAAGAAAACAATGTTTCAGCTTATCATTGAAAATAAAACACCGCCAACAAGATTAATGCGGTATTGTTGTAGAGAAATAAAAGAAGTTGGGGGTTCAGGCAGATTCGTTATAACAGGAATAAGGGCACAGGAAAGCACAAAGCGGGCTAAAAGGCGAATGGTTGAAGTATGCATGACCGATACAACAAAAAGATATATACATCCGATATTCGATTGGAGCGAAAGCGATGTATGGGATTTTATCAGAAGCAGGAATTTAGCATATTGCAAACTTTATGACGAAGGCTGGAAAAGAATCGGATGTTTAGCCTGCCCGATGGCTTCGGAAAGAGAAAGGGAATTCCATCTGCAAATATACCCACAATACAAAAAAGCTTATTTAAGGGCATTTGAGATTATGCTAAAAGCCAAAGGGAATGATGTTGAAACTCCTGAACAATTTATGCACTGGTGGATATACGGGCAAGAGAAAATCCCAGAAGGGCAATTCTCAATATTTGATTAACCCTCACTCATAAAATCAATCCTAACGCACAGAAATAGGGTAAATTGGGGCGAAAGTTCCCAAATAGTTATAAATATATCCCGAAATAATAAAGCCGTTTTAAAAGGCAATTTTGAGGGGGAGAAATTTAAATTGAGAAGGTGAGAGATTGATATTGGCGATAGACCCCGGCAACATCGAATCCGCTTATGTGATACTGGATAGAGATTTGAAGCCTATTGAGTTTGGGAAAGTTGAAAACAATAAACTGCTTCCTGTTATTGACAATGCTGAAATAATCGGCGTTAAAAGCATGGCAACAGAAATGGTAGCTTCTTATGGTATGCCTGTAGGAGCGGAAGTTTTTGAAACCGTATTGTGGATAGGTCGTTTCTGGGAAAGGGCTGTGAAAAAAGGCTATGAAGTCGTAAAAATATACCGCAAAGATGTGAAAATGAATCTATGCCACAGCATGAACGCCAAAGATGGAAACATAATACAGGCACTTATAGACCGTTTTGCTTATGGCGTGTCGAACAGGGGCAAGGGTACAAAGAAAAATCCGGGATGGTTTTATGGATTCAAGAATGATATATGGCAAGCTTATGCGATTGGCGTGACATATTATGACCTGTATGTTGCAAAAGAAAATTAGAAAGCGAGGGCAAAAAATGAAAGAAGATAAAATCCTAGTGGAATGTAAGTGCGGTAGCGAAGGGATAACCGTGGAACATTTTGATGACGAGATATATCTTTCATTCTGGATTGATACATGGTATGCCGAACAGAAAAGCTTTTTAGAAGAAATATTAAAGCGACTTAAGATAGCGTGGACAATATTAAGAAAGGGCATGTATTTATATCAAGAAATAATACTTACAAAAGACGAAGCAAAAAGACTATACGAATATTTGGGGAAAGTGACAGAACAAAAAATCAATTCCTGAGCAAAGGGGGTAATTGGTTGAACTACATATCCTATCAAGAAGCCGAGAAACTGTTTGAAGTCTGGCCCATGCTTGAGCGAATAAAAGAAAACTCAGCAATCGAAACCAAATTAATCGAAGCGGTAAAAAACGAGAATATTGACGAATGGATATACAGCCTGGCAATCGGCAACAAAGTATTGGACGACCTGCCGCATCCGCATACAAACTCAAGCCCGACAGAAAGAATTGCCATGAGCTATGCAAAAACAATAGAACACGAACTGCTAGACACAAGCGAAGAAGTCAAAAAAGAAATAATGCTGCTATTTTTGGTAGATATAAAGCTCAAAATAGCCTTCGATGGCCTGACACCATTGCAGCAAAAGATATTAAAACTATTCTACTGGGAGAAAAAGACATGGGCTGAAATACTTTCGCAGCTTGCTAAGGAAAAGGAATATTTAAGCAAACATCAGGCACAGGTCCAACGGAAGGAAGGCATAAGGCGATTAGCAATTACATCAAGGATTACGGTAAAGGTGTATGAGGATGTAATGAGGATAATTGAGAGGGGAGAAGGAAAATGAGAGGATATTGCGCTATAGGAATTGAAAATTGCAAGGATGAGAAAAACATAGGCACTCTTTTCCGCACAGCATATATATTTGGTGCTAATTATATATTCACTATCAACAAGCGATATACTGGCCAATGTTCTGATACGCCAAAGTCATGGAGGCATATACCTTTATTCAATTATCCAACCTTTGAAGACTTCTATAATCACATGCCTTATGACTGCCGATTGGTCGGGGTTGAACTGGACGATAGGGCGCAATGGTTAAAATCATTCGTTCATCCAGAAAGATGTATTTATCTTTTGGGTGCAGAAGACCACGGATTAAGTAAAAAGGCATTGGAAAGATGCCATTACTTGGTAAAAATACCTGGTAATATATCGTTAAATGTCAGTGTTGCAGGTAGTATAGTGCTTTACGACAGAATTGCAAAAGCAACGGGAGGCGAGAATGCATGATAACTTTCATGTATACGTGGGTAATAGTCAGCTTATTAGTGTCGTTGCCGCTTTTGTGGTTTATATTTATCAGAGTAATGTTTAAAGGAAGCTATGAAATCGAAGGTTTTTTTGCAACAGCCTATGTTATTAGCGTAACGTTATCTCCAATAATGAACATAGCGACGAATATATTTTTCGGGTATTTGTTGCTGAGAGTAAGCGGGATTATAAGATGACAAGGAAAGCGAGGTCGAACACGATGCCAGATATTAGGAAAATATTAGCAAAATGCAATATAAAGCGGTTTGGCTATGTACATGAAAATTTGCTTGAAGCTGACATAAAAAATGGCTGTGGAATCCTCAAAATAACGGTAGACCCTGAAACAGCAAGGAATTTGCAAATAGCAAGTTTAAACGGAAAACTCAAAGAAGGCGTATTGTTGCTTGTGGTAGATGCACAGGAGTTTAATAAGGCGTTTGAGGAGTTGAAGGAAAGCGAGGGCGAGGAAGGATGAAAACACTATTAAATGCAGTTATTTTAGCTTTAAGTGTGACCTGTCTAACTGTCTTTATAGTATACACAAGAAATATAACACCAGAAACACCAATGTTTAATACACTGAAGACTATAGCATATGGTTGGACTGGATTATACTTGCTGAGGCTATACTGGAAAGAAAGCGAGGGCGAACACGATGGCTAAAGCGATATTGGAGTTGGAGATGCCGGAAAGCTGTAGAGGTGGATGTCCATTTTATAAGATTTGCGATATTTGTGATATATTATCCGCTTGGAATCATCATATGCCTGTATATACGCCAAGCGAAGGCAGACGGGCAGACTGCCCATTGATAGACAAAGATGAGTTTTTGAAGAAGCATTATTTTTAGGGGGGAATAACATGAGATTAAGCAATGAACAATTGAAACATATAAAGAAATGGTTTGCCGACTGTGAAGAAAAAGACTACATTCCTGAAAACGGCCTTACAATAGGCGGTTTGCTTGATACCATAGAATTTTTGCAACAGGAGAATGAGCAGCTTAAAGCACAAGCGGCAGTAATGAGAGAAGCTCTAAAAAGTATATACTATGGGCCATACCAAATGCATAAAGGCTATGTAGAAATACTTGAAGAAGCCCTCTCCACCGATGCAGGCAAAGATTATCATAATCCGACAGATATTGAGGCATTAAAGAAAGCAAGGGAAGCACTGGGGCAAGCGACATACACTGAAGAATTATTACCGGATTGGAAATACAAGAAGATTGTGTATGAAGCCATACGAGCCATAGATAAAGCGATTGGAGGCAGTCAGCATGAAAACAAAATATAAATACCTGGTGTTTGAAAAGGCAGCTCAACAGTCACCCAAAACATCAGTTTGGGAGTGCAAAAACGCCAAAAGCGGGACGGTGTTAGGTATAGTCAAATGGTATGGCCCCTGGCGGCAGTATTGTTACTTCCCGACGGTACAGGCGGTTTATAGTGCTGGATGCTTAAATGATATGGCAGATTTTATAAACCAATTAGAGATGATTGGAGGCGGTCAGGATGACTGAGCAAAAAGACAAACGTTGTGGAACATGCAGGCATTGTGTTGAAACAAAAGGAAAAGACGGCCTGCCGAAAACTTACTGCCGGTTGAACGGCCACAAAAGGGACAAAGATGACATGCAAGATTGTTTAGGGTGGAAGGAGAGGAAATAAATGTCAAAGTGCGATACATGTGCAAATCTGGAAGAAATAAATTGGGAATGGAACAATTCGGTTTATAATGATTGGGTTTGCAGGGCAAGAAAAGATGTGAATAATAGGGAAGACGATTATTTTCCTGCAAGAGTAAAGAAATGCAATTATTACAAAATAATAAGAAGGAGGCAAGAGCATGAACGATACGATTGAATTTGAACGCAAATACTTTGTAATTAAAATTGATGATGCGAATAAATATCTTAATGATGGTTACAGATTTTTACTTGCTGACTGTTTAATTAGAATAGAAGAAGGCAGGCGCAAAGACGGTAAAAAAACTATGAATAATTATCTTGTAATCAATACAGATGAATCATATGCTAGCGAGATAGCCGAAATAATGAAAACGCATGGACACTATACTCCTGGCGGAGAAATAAAAGTAAATATTTCAAAATAAAGCGAAGGAGGCATGACCATGACAAAAGAAGAAATCCTGGGCATGAAGCCTGGCAGAGAGCTTGATATATTAGTAGCAGAAAAAGTTTTGGGCTGGCGTAGGGTAGAAGGACCGCACTATGATTATAACGGACCTTGCGAATACGGCGATGTGCTGATACCGCCAGATATGAGCGAGGATGAAGCCTTTGCCATGATACCACCAATAGGTAAGGTGCCGTTAGGATATTTTATAACTGAAAGGTATTCCACCGACATATCGGCGGCATGGGAAATAATCGAGAAATTTCCCATGTTTGAGATAGAAAAAAATGGTGACGGAATATGGTGCGTATTGATGGATGATAAATGGAAAAGATTTGTAGGCTATGGAGAGACGGCACCTGAAGCCATTGCAAAAGCCACATTGCTGGCGAAGGAGGCTTAAAATGATAAGAAACGACACAATAGTTTACTTTGGCAACGGAAACGTGATAATCAACATCGGCAGAAGAGAAGGACAAGATAAGCCCAGTGCCATAATATTCAGGAATTCAAGAAAATCTTTTGAAATTGGTGCAAAAGGAGAAGAACTGGAAGAATATGCAACAAAAGATACACGGGTGGTGTTGGATTTCGGCAATGTGGAATCCTTGAATGTTGTGTTAAAAAGATTAAATGAGTTAAAAATGGCAATGGAAGAGGAAAAAAAGGAGAAGAAGTAAAAAAGGGGTGCAAAGCCCCTTTCAATGCCAAAATAATGTATTTCCGCAACTAACAACGATACGCATTATTATTATGGCAAGCGGAATCATAACAATAAAAAATAAAATCGTAGAACTTGTACTCATTGGAATTCTGTGACCACAATGTGGGCATACCTCTGCGTTATCAGCAATCATCTCGCCACAGGAATCACATTTTTTCATCTTAATATCCCCCTTTTTTCTTCAATCTTATCGAAAAATTGGCAATAATGCAATGCAAAAATTTCCATTTCGATTATAACGCACAAAAATGGGGATTATAGCCGATATTATTTTCGTAGAATTAAATGGTCATGAACGAATAAAAACCCGCTAAAAAAGGCAAGCTAGGCGTTGGGAAAAGGGTATAAAAAATTTCCATTTGGAAGCCCAAGAATCATTTGACAAATTTTTCAAACAAATATATAATAAAATCAAAAATGGAGGCGAAGGGAAATTATGCTAAAGAGATATAGACAATTCCTTATCGGCTTTCTTCTTGGTGCATTATTATTCAGCATAATCCCAGTCAGTGCGGCGGTACAGGAGTATATCCTCACAAAGTCCGAAACGAAAATCATCGTTGACGGAACCGAATTTACGGACGATAGCCTGCCAGTATTGAACTATAAGGGATATAATTACATTCCTGCCGCAGTATTCAAAGGCATATGTGCGAAACTGGGATTAAGTTTTGAATGGGTGGGGGAGAAGAAGGAAATACAAATTCAGACGGGGAAGGGAGAGAAGGGTATGGCTACAACAGTAAAACAACCTACAGTGATGTATGAGACGATTGGTGGGAAGGAATATATAAGTGCCGAAGATTTAAAAGCATACTGCAAGGAATTATACGGGAACAAATTCTCAGTTGGATATGGGAAAAGCGACCCAACCTGGGCAAATATATATAGCAGAAAAGGTCTTGAATCTGCCAGACAGTTAATATCAGATAACCCAAGGGCTACAAGCGAAGAAGAATTAATAAAATCCGGTGTAATGCTTGAATTGCCTATAGAGTTTATTAATGGCAAAATTTATATCACAAAAGAAACATTCGAGGATATTGTATTGCCGTTTATTGATAAGTGGGAAGCAAAATAAAAAAGGAGGTTCCAAGTCAGAACCTCCTTCATTTATTAGTTATAGACGTAAAACAATCCATAACTACCCAATTTGTCCAATATGCCGTTGATTTTGATTATCACATCTGACAAAGTAGCACTAGAAGACAACCGTTGCGCTGTTTGTTGGGAAACGGGAATTGCGCCAAAAAAGCCAATTTCATCATTAAAGCACCATCCACCATAAGCATATGTTATACAATAACTATTTCCTATAGTCATATCTATACTAGAATTAGGGTAAATATCAAATGTGCCGCTAGTTGCTTCTATGGTGCCCTTGATATCACCTCTATAATAAAAGTCAATCTTAGCCATTCCTATATCTATTAGTGCCCCATGGAATCTATCGCTACTGTCTTTACAAGCGAACCACCAATTATCCATTTCTATTCTATCATACCCGGGCACATCGGTTCTTATCAAACTGCCTGTGATAGTGCCACCATTTATAATAACACCGTTTATAGTGCCGCCGTTTATAGTGCCGCCCGTAATGATAGGGCCTTCTATGCTTATAGTAGCCTTTATGGTTCCTGCCGTAATTTTATCTGCCGACAAACTCACTATTTTTGCATCAGTAATCGTGGCATTAGCTATCTTTCCGCCAGTTATGGTAAGATTGGCAATATTGCTATTGGTAATGGTCAGACTGGCTATCTTACTACCTGTAATCGTTCCTTTCACTATTTTGTCTGCCGTAATAGCCAAGTTGGCAATCTTTTCCGTTGTTATAGTCAAATTTTCTATGCTTTGGCCACTTAATTTTCCAATGGAATTAAACACACTCCCCACAAAATCACTCGTATCAAAAGAAGCCTTCAAATCCTCAATAAGCCTTTCCTCCGGGTCGCCCAATTCAATTTCACAGTTCCAAGGTTGGAAAAGATTATACCTGTGCCGCAGAATCCTTGGCCGGGGAGAATCGGGAGATACATCAGGGTCAATCACATCCGCCATATCGCCTACTGTAAAATCCTCATGATTATATTCCGGCAAAGTGCGCAGGTCGGCAATCTTCACCTTATAGTTATATCTTGGCCGACAGTTCAATGCCAATTCTGCGGTTGCCTTATCCTTTAACTCCTGAGCATCGTAAATATCCTGATTTTTGTATATCCCCACATACGTCCGGGAGGTATAGCTGTAATTGGTGATATACTTCATGCCGCCGTTGACGGAAGCGATATCCAAATTATCATGCCCGAAAGGATATATCTTTGTATAGATTTTATTCGACTGCGTCCTTGTAATATGCTTAAGGTTTTTCTTATACCGTATCTGAAAGCCGTTATAAGGCTGCCATATATCGCCCGAACGAAGGCTAACCGTCTTGTTTATGGAATCCCATACAAGATACCCGCCCCATATTTCCTGAATCTGTTTTATAAGCTCAAGCCTGCTTGCCTTCTCCATCTCTAAATCATGAATTCCGGGCACGTCTACAGTCCCTACAGACCATCCCGAACCGTTTAAAACCGCATAAAGCGCATGACCGGCAGTCCCTACCGCATATCTTCCACCGGATAAATCGGTACCGCCGCCAACAATTATTACCGTAAGGTCGGCAGGATTGGTGATAGTGGGGTCATTGCAGATGTAAGGCTCCGGGAATTGGTAATCAAGGTCCATCCATCGCTCAACCGCCATTACCTTTGCCCAGAGCTTGTTATTTTCATCCCGGACTATGTCAATAGCATCGTCCTTGAGCAGGGAATAAACCCTGCCGCCAGCCCAAATCTGGCACTCCGGCGTAAGCTCCGCTAGCTTTTCGGATGTGGCCGGAAGCTGGAATTCCAGCGTGGATTCGCCGTTAAGCCTGCAATCCACATATACATCTTTTAATCCATCTGCTTTTGGAGATAAAAAAGCAGATATTTTGCCGTCTGCCGTTTTTATTTCAATATATTTAGGTATCTGCATTGTATCAACTCCCTATAGCCACCTATCTCTCCACTTTATCCTTGTTGTTGAAATGGAAGGAACAACCGATGCGCTTATTCCTGGTTGCAACATATAGTCGATGGCGCCTGAAACATTGGCTATCATATTGCTTGAGCCTATTTTTGCGGTCTGTGCGCCGGTATCAATTACCAGCGTTTGGCCTGAGGCAATAGTGCCGATATATGAGATAATCGAAGTACCAATGGAAACTGTCGGATTATTCGCAGGCCCCGGAATCTCAATTAATATCGGCGTCTCAAAAGTGCCAGAATTGACGATAACTCCTGCACCCGTCTGTATATGCTGTTCTCTGCTTTCGATGAACGGCTGGCACATCTTAAAAGGTATGGTAAACTCCATCCAGTCGGCATATTTTGTCAGGTCGATTTTGCCCGCATACTTAACCTCATACTGCACGTCGATGTCGTCAAGAAATACCAGTTTCTTTGTTCCTGAAACCGGATTGAGATACTTCGCTATCGTGCGTTTCAACTGCTCCTTTTGCAGGGTAGTAAGGCCGTCCGGTGTAGCAACGTGCAGTTCAATGGCCCTCGCCTTGAATTCACTCCCGAAGTCAATCTCGCCATGCCTGCCGGGTATTTCTTCAGTCATATCCCTTGTTTGCGGCATAAGCTCATGTCTGCTGTCACGAAGGACAATTACACCCAAAGGATTCAAATCGCCTTCGCATGTCATGACAAAATACGCATCGGCAGGGAATTGGCTCAAATCGCTGATAGAATCAACACCTGAACCCGAATCCGATACAGACATGCTTGCAAGGATGGAAATAAGTTCCTGCCCCAGTGCCGCGTCGGAGACTTCGATAATGTAATAAGCGGCGGAGTTGTAGTTTGCCCCGCCGCCTTTCACGCCTGCGTTGTATAGGACGCCTGAATTATAATTTGCCATAAAAAAGACCTCCTTTCGGAGAGGGGTGTTACATATAATAAGTCTACTGTGCATTTACCTTTTGTTGCCAAGCTGATATTATTTCTGGAGTCCAATAATTGTAAATTAGTTGCTTAAATGTTGTATTACCTATATAAGTTTCTACAGCTTGGTTATCCCCTGGTTGAATAGCCCTCGCAAAGTTATAATCTATATATCCGTCATCATATTTTACTATCGCAATTAACTCAATTTGCCCATCCTCACGAATATTAATTGATTTTGTTTTTATAACTTCCACATTAATCCCTCCTAATCAGTTAGATATGTTGCTGAAAAGTCAAGCGTAGAACCATTTTGTAACGCACTGACATCTACAGCACTCGATGATGTTTGATTGTCTCCACCTGCGAATAAATATATGTTGCCAGTACCTTGTATTATTTTTCCAGTAAGAACATCAAAACCAGTTGGCATGTCAAATTTTATAAACCTGGCAATCGCTATCCCTGCGGGATAATTCGCAGCACAGACAAACGGCAGACCGTCTATATACAATTCTCCTGCCATAGCGGTATCTTTTGTAGCCACAGCTATACGAGCTTGAATTATAACTACATTATCAATTTTAGTATATTTTCCCGCGTTATAAACATAAATTGTGTTTCCTGGTGTTACAGAACCTTTGAAAACAGGTGCCCATGTTCCCTTTTGGATTAATAATCCATGTACTGTCTTTTGAGTCACATTATCGGCCAAATGCGTAGCAAGTTTGTTCCCATCTGTCTTAGTCCTGTAAACATCCGCCGTAAAAACATCCGTTGCGGTTGCAGACGGGCTTAAAATTATCGCACCACCGCCATAATCTATCGTAAAACCACTTGTAATTTGCACACCGTTCTTTTTTATCACAGGAGCAGGAGAAGCCGCCCAGTTGCGCTTTCCTTCGGGAGCTTGATAAATGCGGTATCTGTCAGTTTCTGATATATATACTTCAGTTAAAGGCACATTGGTTTCAGCCTCTAACTGCACATCAAGAATGTCCTCAATTTTGCCAATAGCTTCCTGCAGGCCGGAAATATGCGTAGAGCGGATTTCAGAAGTCTGTGGGTCCTGCCAGTTTGTCTTCATAAGATGTCACCACCCTTTAATAATTAAGACGAGCAATTAGATTTACTCGTCTCATTAGCTGAGTTTAGTTTATTTTTAAGTTCGCTGATTTCTTGTTCAAGTTCACGAATTTTCTGTTGCAATATGTCTTTAAGCTTTGGAGTTTTTGCCGCTTGTTTCCCAGATATTTTGGCATGTTGTCTTTCTGGGAGATTTATAAGATTTTCAGGTCTATTATCATTGCGGATTCCATTAATATGATGGACAACCTCGCCAGGTTCAAGAAATCTGCCTATCTTTTGTTCACAAACAAGAATATGTTCGAAGACATACCCTTTTGAATTTGCCCTTGGATGCCACGGCGCTTTAACCCTTACGTATCCACTACGTGCATCTTCGATTCTTCCACCTTTCCAATTGCAATGTTGTTCCATTGGCTTCCACGGAGTGACAAAAGTACCTTTTTTAATTTTTATATTTATCGCTTCTTTAATAGTTCTTTTTGGTACGCCGTGTTTCTTTAAAATTTTATCTACACCAGAGTATGATAGCCCAACAATTTTGCCTATCTCATAAGATGAAAGTCCACTCTTATAAAGTTCAATCACTTTTTCATCGGAAAAATTTTGCTTACGCAATGATGGTCTTGACTTGCCAGTTCTTTTTACGGCTGCCAATTTATTTCTTTCTTCTAATGTTCTAAGTGCATTATGTTCTTTAAGTATTTTTATAATTGGAGCAACGCTACAGTCGTATTTCTTTGCAATTTCATTTGTTGAAAGGCCGTTTTTGTAAAGTTGAAGTATATCATTTTGATTTTCATAAACTTTTTTACATCTATACATAATCAAGCCCTCATAATTATACTAATGTAATTTGTAGGCTTAGGCACCAAGTATCCGTAGACGATTTCACGCCATGATTTTCCACTTTGCGGCATAGATTGACCGCACTATCACTATTGCCGTTCGCTACAGTAAATTCCTGCCACTCGAAAGCCGCTTCGTTTGAGCCAAATGTTGCCCTGAAAGTGATTGTCTGATTGCTTATCTGTGGATATGTCGGGTCCATAGGCTTATACAGCTTGCTTGAACCCTGCAAGCCGGTTTGAGAAGCCGTAGCAGCTGTTGTCCCGTTGCCTACGCCAATGTAGGAATTGGCACTGTCAAAATGCGCCGAAGATGCACCTGCTATCAGCTTCCACATCTCCGTTATGCCTTCGGCAAGAAGCATATTTCCTGCAAATTCCTCCACGGCATACAGCCTGCCGTGTGCGTCGTACTTCTCAATCTTCCACTTTGGCCGCCACTTTGCGGATTCAACAACACCCATACCAGCATTAACGGATACGTTGACATCGCCCCTGCCGACAACGGCAAAAGGCGTATTTTTCAAAAGCAGGTTAAGAAAACTTTTCAGGTCCATGCCATCACCCCAAATCATACGAAATAGAAAAGCCGTCCCAAAAGGAACGGCTTTCTGCCGATACAGTTTATTTCACTGAATCATTCACCTTGCCATCATCCAGCATGTCTTTCGCCAGATTATACCATTCTTGCAATTCCTTTCTAAACATATCCTCGGTAATGAACACCCTGAGCCATGCAGGGATAACGGTATAATACATTTTTTGGAATACAGCATTGAATTTCCCAGTCCCGTATGCGTCGGCATATATCTTTTCTGCCGACAGCATGAGAGCATAAGCCTGCATCCGGAGTTTCGTCCACTGTTTGGTGAGAATAAGATGTATGACATAAGCCACAAAAGCCGCCACTACAAGGATTACAAACCAATTCTGAATTAGGATTTCCTTCACGAAAAATCACTCTCCTAAAAAATTTTTTATTTCAGCTTCTCAATCAATCTCACCAATGTCGATGCCAACTCCGCTCTTGTAACATTTCTGTCCGGTTTGAAGCTACCATCTTTATAGCCACTCATAAGTCCATCAGCAATAACTTTTTTTATGGCCGCCTCCGCCCAGTGACCCTCGTAATCCTTCGCCATATTGTTCAACACCTCCTCGATTTGCACCATGTATTTGGCGATTTTCTTGGCCCAATTCTTGTCCGTTGCATATTTCACATTCATGCCGGTAAGAGTCGGGCCATTGTAATATTTGCCTGTAGAAGAAAGATAATTTTTGGCAACATACTTCGCCACATACAAAATGCAGTCCTCGAAAGAATCAAAAGTATATGCGCTGTTATACGGGTCGCTGTCGTATGCGCCGAATCCGAAAAGGTTTTTCTTATTCTGCGCAATTCTGCTCTTGCCCCAGTTAGATTCGTGCACTGCATGTGCGCAAAGATAATGAGCACTCACACCATATTCCCTTTCGGCCTCCATAAAAGCCGAACCCAAGCCTGCCATCGGAGTACCTTTGAGGAATTTGTTCAAAACAACATAATTCACATCCGATGGCTTGGTAAGGTCTAAAGTTAAATACTTATCTATGCTCATTGTCTTACACCTTCTTTATTCCAGAAGCTCTATTTCGATATCCTTGTTGCCTTCCACCACATGAATTTTGCGCCTGCCGATTGCTGGAAGAATTGCTTCGGCCTCTATCTTTCCGTTGTTGTTTCTCCACCAGTTGATTGATTCGGCATGTTCAGCCTCAAACATACCACGGAAGGGAATGACGAAATATCCCGGCGATACAATCTGCGGAGCTATGGTCGCTTCTATAATCCGCTTTTGCAAGTCGGTTATAGCCCAGATTTCCTGTATGCCCCTATAGTTATACGGCATATAGCACAGGCCGTTCTTTCCCCATTCTTTGCCCCATGAGTTTAAAATAATGAGATATACTTTATTATTCTTCGTAAAAAATCCCACGCAAGTAAGCGAATGATAGCCCCTGAGACTGCCGCTTGTATACGATGTAAGATATCCGTCTGAACCGACATTATCAAAATCAGAATAAACTCCTATGCATACATTTATAGCGCCGCACTTCATTATAGCAGTTCTTATCTCATCGGCATCCTGGCTAATTGCTACATAGGATTTCTTTTTATAGTTAGAGGCTTGCTTTAACAATTTGTCTTTATTTTTGAGAACGGCTTCGTAACATTCGGAAAAAGTGCCTATTACTGGCAGACTGTCATATTCGCATACCCCGTCCTCGCAAAGCTGCGCCCACGCTTCTCTTGGCTCCATGCCCTCGCCCATGTACATTCCCGTGTCACGATTGCCGTAAATCCAGCCTGGAGAAACACGTCTAAAATTGCCTGTTTCAAGATATTCCTGCTGCTCGGTGATTGCCGCACCTGTAAATGCAACGCACATACTGGTATATCCCTGGTCGTATACTGGAATGTCTTCTTCTTTTTCATAAGGTGGCACCAAGTAATAGTCGGGAAAATCTTTTTCAACGTCAACAAATTGAGTTAAACGATAGTCTCTATAGTCTGGCCTGGATGGAATTACTCCCAATGGCCGTTTGCTAAAATCCATCGTTTCATCCCCTTTCATTTCTTTTCATCATCCCCTTTTGGGATAACTTCATCTTCTTTCTTCTTCACCCAAAACAAAAGGGGCTGAAGGTAGTCAGCCCCCGCATCAATCAGATTCTCGATATTGCTGGCGAATTCACGGAAGAATAAAAATGAATAAATCACAGTAGCCACCGCATTGTTGATATAAGTCAATCCCACAAACCGCATTGAAAGCCCTGCAAGAATTTGTATAACCAGATACGACACGATTTTCACGGATGTTTTATGATACATGGCGTCTGAACTCCACGCCTTCGTTTTTATCGACCTAATAACGCCGCCATTCTTCATGAATATGGCAAACCATCGGGTAAAAAGGTCCAAAACTACGGCAACCCATAAAGCAATACACCATGCAACAAAACTTTTGTTTGGAAACATAAGATATGTTATTGCCGCTCCGAACAAGGCAATAGCAGGCTTTACAGTGGCATATGCTTTTTCAAAAATCTCATACATAGCATACCTTCTTTCATGTAAAATTACAGAGCTAAAACAGCCCTGCGGAGTTCACGAGACAATATTTCGCTATCAACCTCATCCTCCATATGCATATTCTCTACATTCAGCAAAGGCCCGTTGAATATTTTACGATTATCAACAGAACTGGTCGTAACATTGCTCTGTGACTGTTGCACTGGCCTTGCATAGAGGGCCGATATCAATGATTCAAGTTTTTTCGACAAATCTGGAGGGAATATCAATTCTCCGGGTGCAAGATAAGCGGCACCATACGATAGAACCTTTGAACCTTCGTGGGATTTTGGAAGTGTCTTAAGATATTCTTTGGCCTGTTCATAATTCATGCTGTGCAGGTTGTTTGCCACCCTTGAGCTTAATTCTTCAAGCTCATCATATAATGATGTGGCCTTTGTCGCTGCGCTTTTGTCGCCTAATACTTCATACTGCCTCTTTAAATCCACTATCTGGCTTGCAAGGGAATATATCTGTTGATTTTTGCTCATGGATGATGCCGTTTCGTTGTATCTTTCCAGAATATCTTCAATTTCTGAATAATCCCCTGCTTCCAAAGCCTCGGAAAGCGGTTTAAGATAGTTATCTTTCACCTGTTCAAACATATCCTTCGCCATAGCGCCTGCAGCGGCTATCATATTAATGCTATGTTCGTCAAAGGCTTTTTCTATCAGCTTATATGATTTTTGTAATTTCTCCCTTTCCTCTCTTGCCGCTTCTTCTATTGCATCTATTTCATCCTCGGCGGCTTTCTTTTTATCCTCAAGCTTCTGCCTTTGAAGTTCAACTTCTCGGTCATGCTCGGCCTCGTCAATCTGCTTGTTTATATCGGCAACCTTCTGCCGTGCTTCCTCGCTGGTACGAACACTCCAATATGCAAGCTGTTCTTTTAGGTCGGCCATTTTCTGCTCATAACTGTATTCGGATTCCTGCCGGTCGAGAAGGTCAAGCTCTTTTTCGATTCCGTCAATGATTTCTTGCTGTGCCTTTTTCTTGGCTTCGGCTTCATCCTCGATTTGCTGTATGCGCTCATCGTATGCGTCTTTTATGGCTTGTTGCTGTTCTCTCAAAAGGTCTTTATATAAATCAAACAATTTCTCTGTCCGTCTATATTCATCCTCAACAGAAGCAGCTTTGGTGGAATATAATTGCTTATATGCGTCGATTTGCTGCTGAACAGTATAAAGGCCGAGTCTAGCCAGATGCTGGATTCTGGTTTCTTCGCTTGAATAAATATCTTCGGCAAGCTGCTTTCTGAGCTTATGCAGGTTTATAGTTGCTTCTTTTACTGCTTCTATATTGTTTTTCTGATTTTTCAACACCCGCTCCCATGCGGCAATTTCTTCCTCTGCCGAAAGCTGGTCCAAAGCCTTCTTTTCATTTATCCAGTTGATTGAATCCTGCAAACGCTTATCTTTGAGCCGCTTTTCCGCATTGTATATCCTTTCCTCGATGTCCATCCGTTCTTCGGCATTACGGACGTAAAGCTGCTCCACTTTGCGAAGGTATGCGATTTCTTCCTGAATGGAAATCTCATCCATGCGTTTTTTGTGTTCAAGGATTCTAAGGGCGTTTTGCAGGGCTTCGTTTGTGCCTGCACCGCCGGTGCCGGTTCCGGTGCCTCCCGTATCCGTGCCTCCGGTTGACGTTCCCGTAGCAGTTATCCCGGCCATTCCTTGTATATGTTTTCTTAATATATCTTGCTCCTCTGCAATTGTTAATCCGACGATTTGTTTATATTGATAAATTTTCTCTACAACTGCGGATAATTGCGACATCAGCGTTTCATTCAATTTAATCAACTGCTGTCTTGTATCAATCATATATGTCTGCCCACGGGCGTTTATCGTCGTTTGCGTATCGCCTTTTGCCAACGTTTCTCTGTTTGCGGCAATTTGCGCTTCTAATCGCCTTTTTTCGGCTTCAAGCTGTGGCAAAGTTGTCTGAGCTTCCTTAAGCATTTTCTGCCGTTCAAGCTCAAGATCCTGTTGCTTTAATGCTATCGTTTCACGAAGAAGTGGAATATTGGTTACAAGCTTATTTCCTTCTTCGTCGAGGGCGTCCACATATTCCGGATATATCGAGGCAAGCTGCTTTTGTATTTCAAGCAATTGGCCCTTAACTTCGCTGTTTTCGCCTGTTTTGCTATGCAATTCTTCATAGCTATTAAGAAGTTTTTTGGTTTCTTCGATTTCCTTATCTGTCTGTTCAATTTCTTTTTTCTTGGCATTAACGGCACTTAAGGCATCTTGTAGCGTTTGCTCATATGTCTTTTTTGAATTATAAGCATATAAACCTATTGCACCTGTCAGTGCAATCACGCCAGCAGTTATTTGTCCAATAACGGGAGGTAATCCAAATAAAGCGGCCCCTGCTCCTATAAGAGTTTTTAATCCTTTTGTGGTAAATAATGCCAATACAGCTTGAAGAGCCTTAAAAGCAGCCAAAAGCTCTAATGCGGTTAAAACCAATGCTTTTGCATTATCGTCCCATTTAGAAAATGCTCTGGCCATATCCGTTGTGGTATCGGTTAATCCTTTGAGTATATCAAGCAACCCTGCATCGCCCAAAGCTACTGCCAATTGCTGTGCGGCGGCTTTCAGGGAATTGTACTTCTTTTCCAACGTGTCCATTGTGCGTTCATTCTCACGCATGGAATATCCCGCTGCGT